CATCCCCCACCATTATTTGGAGAAATTATGCAAAGACAGCACGCTATTGGTTACAGCAAAAATGCAGAAGTTGCAAACTCTAGAGGTGTGCGTCCATCGCATTATGCCCCAGGTCAATCATCTGAAGCACGTATGGTTCCTGGTGTTTCCGAATGGATTGAAGAAATAGAAGAACCTGTTGAAAAAATGCAATGGGGAAGTATTTGTTTAGCTATTACAGCTAAAGGAACTCCTTGCAAGGTTACACCTGTAAGCGACACTGACTTATGTTGGAGTCATACAAGACAGGAGAAGTCGTGACTTTTACGGCATTAACTTTAGCTCAAATTAGAACTCAAGTAAGAAGTGTTGTCGATATTGATACAAGCGATATTGACGACACAACGATAGATATTATTATTGGTCAAGGTTTTGACACTATTGTTTATAGCGAAAAACGTTGGCCTTTTTATGAAATTTCAACAACTTTCAATACTGTTGTAGGTCAAAAAGATTACACGCTTACAGCTATTGCGGCAGCACCTGATGCCATTGCTCAAGGTATAAGAGAGATAGTTGCTATAAGAAGTAACGATCATGTTTTAAGATATATTGGTCGCGATGATGGGGATTGGAATAATCCTTTAGATGTAGACACCAGTGGTACTTCTTGGGAATGGAGTTATTGGGATGACAAAATTCGTTTGTATGCAACACCTGGTTCAATTGAAACAATGCATGTTCGTGCTGTAAGGAATCCGACTGCTTTTGGTTTAGGTAGTGGAGCTTCTACAACTCCTGATTTGCCTACTGCGTTTCATCCTATTTTGACAACGTACACTACTGCTAGAGCTTATATGCAGCAGGAAGATCCTGTTATGGCTAATCAGTATCAAGCTCAATTTCAGATTGAACTTGATAATGTTGCACGTCGTTTTGCTGATGCGCCTGCACCTCAACCGATGGTTGCAAATAGTAGAGTATCTAATCGTTTTGCTGCTGGTCTTGGCAGATTGCGGTTTGCTAATACTGGTGGTATTAGATGGTGATAATTTATGGCTACTAATCGACAGTTTTCTCTTGAAGTTTTAGAATCATTTTCTGGTGGATTGAATTTAAGAAGTGATCAGTTCAATTTGCAAGATAATGAATCTCCTGATTTGTTAAATGTGACTGTTGACCCTCGTGGCGGCATTCGTATGAGAGATGGTGTTGATAGAAGAAATGTTGCGCCTTTAAGTCACGATGTTCAAGGTATGTGGGGTTTTCACACAGATACTGGTTCTAGTGCTTTAATGGTTAATTATGGTACTAAAGTTGCTTATTCTTTAGCTGATAATTTTACTGATTTAACTAATATTACTCCGAGAACTGACAAATCTCGTGTGTATGGCATGACAATGAACAATATTGCGTATGGTGTTAGTTATGATAAGCCTTCTTTTCGGTGGAATGGTTCTGTTGACGCTGACCTTGGTGGAAGCTTTGGTGCTGCTGGCAATATGCCGCAAGCGCAATACGTAGCTTTTTGGAATAACTTTGCATGGGTAGCGAATACTTTCGAGAGCGGAACGGGTTACAAATATCGTCTTCGGTGGTCAAACAGCAACAATCCAGAAACTTGGTCAGCAGAAGATTATGTAGATATAGACAAAGGAGAACACGGAGACTTCATCACCGCTTTAGTTCCCGCAGGTGATCATCTTCTTGTTTTTAAAACTAATAGTGTTTACGCTGTTTATGGTTTTGATTCTGATTCTTTTCAAGTTGTTACTTTAAGTAATGATATTGGTTCAGTTCCTTTGTCTTCTCCTGTGAATACGCCTTATGGCACATTTTTTTGGTATGGCAGAGAAGGTATCTATGTTTACAATGGGGATACTTTTACTTGGCTGTTTAGCAAGTTAAGACCTGCGATTGATAATGAAAATATTGTTTTTGCAAAAAATCCTCAAATAGCTTGGGGTAACAATAAGCTTTATGTTTCTGTTGATTATCAGGATGCTGGTGCAACTGGTAGACGTACTTTTGTTTATGATCCAACTTTAGGTACTGAAGGTGCTTGGACTTTGACAGATATTTCTTCTGGTCCTTTGTTTTCTTATAGACCTCCTGATGCTGCTACAACTGTTTTTGCAGGATGTGTAGAAAAAAGTGGTGTTATTCCTAAAGGTTGCGTTGTTGATGTTGAAGATGAACAGAAACGTGATGCAGATAGATATACGTCTAATACAGAAACCCATATTTCTTCTTATTTTGTAACAAGATGGGTTACAGGCAAAGATCCTATTGTTAAAAAGCGTTGGGGTCGTCCTCGTACTGTTGTTTCTGCTGAAGAAGATTTAACTTTGAATGTAGATGTTTTTAAAGATTACGATAAGTCAACTGCTGCTGTTGAGTTCCCTATTTTAGTTTCTGGTAAAACTTCGGCTTCTCGTTGGGGTACTGCCGAGTGGGATGAAACGGCAGGAACAAAAATAGCTAAATGGGATGCTATTGGTCGTGATGTTACGGCTGAAGTAATAAATCTGCCCACACTTGGGACAGGTAGGAGTGTTAGTATGAGGATCGATGGCCCCACAAGTGTTAATTTGCATTGGGAAATTAATGCTTTAGCGTTCACGTATACACCGAGAAGGTTGCGTTAAATGACTTTAAGCATCCCTAACGATTTTGTTTCTGGTACAACGATTGTTGCTGGAGATATGAATGCTAACTTTACTGCTGTTGAGACGTATGTAAATACTTCCCCTGGCATGGTTGAAAGAGACCTTGTTAATAGTAAAGGCGATATTCTTGTTGCTTCTGCTAATGATGTTGTTACTCGTCAAGCAGTTGGTGCCAATGGGCAAGTATTAAGCGCAGACAGCACTGCCACTACAGGTTTGGCTTGGATTGCGGCTCCTGCTGATGCTACTAAGATGCCTTTGGCTGGTGGCACTTTCACTGGTTCAGTAACATTCGATGCAACAAACACTTTTGAAGCTGCTAACACTTATGAAGGTGCTAGCCCAATACTTCTTACTGGAGCCACTGTTGTTAACGGATACGAAATTACGTTAACGGTTACAGATCCTACAGCGGACAGGGTTATTACTATTCCTAATGCGACTGGTACAATGGCGCTTGTAAGCGATATTCCAGCTACTGTTAACGGTACGGCAGATAATATTATTTCTAACCAAGTCTTTAGTTAAGGAACTATTATGGCGACATATTCAAAAATCATATTATCAGGAAGTACTAATGGTAAAGCTATTGCGGTAGCTGCTACTGCTACTCCAGGTACTTTGGTTCATGCTGGTAGTGCTACTGTTACGACCATTGACGAAATTTGGTTGTATGCAATGAATCAGTCTGCGGCTGATGTAAAGCTGACTGTTGAGTGGGGCGGTGTTACTACAGGAGATCTTATTGAGCAGACAATAACTACTGAGGCTGGTCTTACGTTAGTTGCTCCTGGCGTTATTATTAAAGGCAACTCTAGTACGGCTCTTATTGTTAGAGCGTTTGCTCCTGTTGGGATCAATATCTTTGGTTATGTAAACAGAATCACTGCCTAATTAGAGGTTTATATGTCGTTTAATCAGTACAGAACTAATCCAGGTCAGGCTGTCAGTAACTTTAAGGGTAGGACGGATACGCCTAAGGCGTGGCCGTCTACTGCTGTTTCTACTTGGATGAACGGCGGTTTGTTTGGTGGTTCTGATCCTATTGAGGCGACTGGTGGAACTAAAACAACGTCTGGTGATTACACACTCCACACGTTTACTAGTACTGGAACTTTCGTAATCTCTGCTGGTAGTGCCCAAAACATTTGGGTCGCTGGTGTTGCTTCTGGTGGCGGTTCAGGAGATGGAAAATGGGACCAAAACTACAATTATATAGTTCCCAGCGGTGGCGGCGGTGGCGGCGAAGTCCGAGAAATAAAACTCGAAGACCAAGGTGTTGCCATCTACCCAAACTGGACTGTGACGATTCCTGCTGGTGTGGCTAGGTCTCAAGGGCAAGCTTTAGTGGTCAACGATGGCAACTCGAACTTCCTTAATGCTAACGGCGGGGGTAAAGGTGCAGACGGTGGAGCGGCTGGATCGTGGGGAGGAAATGGTGGTGGCGGAGGCGGTCGTGGTGAGACTTACTTCAACAGCGGCGGCCAAGCTGGCGGCGTAAATGCGGGTTCAGGCGGCACTGGATACGGTAACGCTGGCGGTGTTGGCCAGAGTGGAGGCAACGGTCACCAATACCGATCGGCTGGCGGTGGCGGTGGTGCTGGAGCCGTAGGCCAAGCCAACCAAGGCAATAGCGGCGGAAATGGTGGTGTTGGTTACACTCCCGCCCTCGACAGTGTGCCTTTCGGTCTTTCACTCGTCGGACCTGGCGGTGGTGGCGGAATGGTATCTGGGTCAAACGGAGTCGGTGGAAGTACAGGAGGTGCCGCTGCTAACGGTGCTTATGGAAATCCAGGTACAGCAAATACTGGTGGTGGAGGTGGAGGCAATCAGGGCTACCACAACACGACTGGTGGGGCTGGTGGTTCTGGGAAATGTGTTATCGCCTACCTAACGGCAGGAGGCTGAAATGTCTGAACTAATTTACGCAGAAGTAGACGAAAATAATATTGTGACTCGCATGCTTGTTCTCCCAGAAGAGCAACGTGGACGAGGCGAAAAATATTTAACTGAAGACATGAATTTCACGGGTCAATGGTTCAGAACGGAAACAGATGGAACCTACCGCAAACAGCCAGCAACTTTAGGCTCAGAGTTTAGAGCAGAAGTTGAAGGCTACCCTGATGGCCTTTTTATAAGTCCTCAACCGTTCCCGTCCTATGTACTTAATGACACCTTTGATTGGGTGCCACCAGTTCCAAAGCCGTCAGAGGAACCCGCTGAA